TTGATCTCAAAAACCTATAAATGCGGGAACTCTCACAATAGCAACAAAACGATTCGAGGATCTATATTTTATTTTACTCAAAACTATATAATAAAATACTCAATCGTTTATATTTCAGTCCTAGATGTTCCCGAGCATTACCAGAGGCGAGAATGTGCAGTAAAAGCTTAACTGAATATCAAACATTCCGGACTATTTAAAAATCTTTGTAAACTTCCCACAATGTTCGCATTTAACCCGATTCCGATTTTCAATTTCTTGATTCATATCGTTTATTACATTCGTTAAGTGTTTCACTCTCCATTCTTTTACTTGCTCCTCATTTGCAATACGAGTCATAAACCAAATTGGATCTAAATCCTCTTTACATGTTTGGCATTGAAGATAAGGAGATCCTTCAACTATATAAGCTGAGTCATGATTGCATTTGGGTTTTTTATTCGATTTCTTAACTGACCAAGTTCCAAGTTCCTCGAATTGAATAACCTTGCTTTTATCTTCATTCATTGCCTTGTTTTTCACCTGTCGTTGTCTCGGTCTTGAAGATTTTATTAATTATATAGCAGCACATCTATCTCGTCATGTGTTAATAGTGAATTCGGAAACTGTTTCCATTCAACCCCGTCAAGGAGCGCTCCTGATTTTTTCTTTCCGAGTTTGTAATAGAATTTTTTAAGTAATTCATCACCAAAATTGTATGCTTGTTTGCCGTACGTAATTTCATCCTGATAAGGATACCACTCTCCCCACTGTTTAAAGAAGAACGGAACATCTGCGCCAACGCACTGGTCGCGTATTGTTTCAACATAGGACGGATGAATAGGTCTCGCATTCGAACCTGACTCACCTCCTGCTATCACCCATTGAATATCATAATTACCTAATTCTAGATCGATATTTCCTAAGAGCGGCTCACAACTAAGAAATCTAATTGAAGCTGGTATTCTAACGAGGTCATGAATTCTTTCGTCCGCCGTTTTTTGATCTTCAATGGAAACCCCAATCCAGACGTTTGGAAGCGGCCACTTGACTGATCCGGACCATCGATCGGTCGTCCAATCGAACGGCATTTTAATACTCTTTGATTGCCAGTTATCCTCTACATAAGAGTATGCAGTATCACCTATATCTGAAGCTCGGTCCACGTTCGTTAAATATTTTAACATTCTATCCGAACGTTTCGTTAAAATTTGAAATGTGTGTTTGGGATTTAAAGCCATCACACCAAAAACTTTATCAATAAACGAGTCCGGGACATCTTTATGAAAAAGATCGCTCATTGAATTTACAAAAATCTTAGAAGGCTTTCTAAGCGAAAAAGGTGCTTTAAGTTTACTATATTTTAATATGATTTCGGAAAAAGAGCGATCTTTCCACTCTCCAAACTTGCGCTTGCTCAGAGTCTCCGCATAACAGTTTTGACAACCAGCGGAAACTTTCGTACATCCTGTAACTGGATTCCAAGTGTGATCCGTCCATTCTATCCCTGAGTATTTCATTCAGTTTCCCTTATGTTATTTAACAGATAACATCCCGAGTTCTTTGGATTGAATAATTTATTTCCATGAATACTCATTCTCTTATAACTCATCTGTTTCAAAGTTTATTTCCAAAGGTCAACGAGATTCAATGTTTGGTTTTGGGGTAGAGATTGGATTTTTGCCTCGATTTCCCATTTTTTTCCGTAAAGCGCGTTACCGGCTTGAAACAAATCGACCTCAATCAAATCGGCTAATTCAGTAAGCTCTTCCGAACCTAAAGAATGAAATGAATTTTCTGCGTCTCTCCACTCTGGTATACTTTGTAATTTTTGTTTTGAATAGAGGCTTAATGTTTTTCGAATATTTTCTAAGTATTTTATTCCAGAATCCCATGAAGTGTTAAGGTAAGAGACGAAGCCTCGATAGGATTCTGATTTTGAATTAAAAATGACCGTATTTTCGGCTAACAAGATTTTACTTCTTTCTTCGAAATCTATTTTCCAACCAGTTTCAAAATGTTTCTGGTAGGTTAAAGGTATTCCGTTCAAATCTTTTAAAGGTTCATGCTCCGTTTCTTTTTCGGTGTCAATTCCATCTTCCCAACTCTGTAAAACTCTTTCCTCTCCGGTAATTTTGTTATAAACCTTACATGGTTTGAAATCTTGCGCAATTCCGTCTTTAACCTCTGCACGAAATATTTCACCGACTTGCGGGTTATAGTGAAGCGAATATACAATTTCGTGCTGATTGGGTTTAAAATTGACCCACGCTTCCACACCTGTCATTTTGTTTGAATCAGTGTTAATCCAGACTACTTGTCTATTTGATTTTTCTAATATGTAATTCATAGAACCCTCACTTTGTATTTTACTGCTACGTATGCTGGAGTATTCTCATCACCAGCCCTTGGGGTCCCATTGGGACCATCTGCGATTACTGAACGAAGAGAGTAACCAGGTGATGCGCCGTTTGCACTCGCAGAGGATGGTGTGTTTGGTCCCGCACCGCTTGAATAGGCAGTCGTGCCGCCAATGGTATTATTATTGTCATTCAGCCATAGTTCATGTACATGCCTAAATAGTTGATCCTGTCCCGCATACCCGACCGCGCCGCCGTCGTAATTTCCTCCTGCTGCTTTCGGTCTTGATCCGTGAACACCAGCACCCCTTGCAAAAATACCGCGCCTATCCGGAACATTGAACGTAGTCGACCCATCACCAAAACCATATTCCGCATTTGTAATGATGTCCCCTGTTTGAGAAGACGTTAAATCGAGGATAGTTCCGGCAGAAGTCAAAGAGATTTGAAAGTCGTTCGTCGTCGGATTTCGAACGTAATAATTTATTAATGCTGTAACACCACCTCCGGTAAACGCAAATTTGATAAGTTGTCCCTCGACGAAGCCGTGCGCGGTTACGCTGATTCGGTCCGTTGCGGGAGCGATTCCGGTTACCGTTTTGTGAACCAGGTTCCAAAGTGTGGAAAATGTGGCTCTGGAAATAGACTGCCCATTAACATGCAGGAAATTAGAATTTGACAATTGATCAAAATTATCCTCTACAACCCCTCCAAGCGGAATCAATAAGGAGTTTATAAGATTCGTCAAATTCGTAATGTTGTTCGAATTGGAATCGACTCCCGATTTCAAAAATATGTCATTATCCAATAGCCTCTGAAACTCTGCCTGAAGCAATAGTCCATCTCTCGGTGTTGTTCGATCCCAAAATCTCGTAAGTATATTATTAAATGCCATTATTCTAGCTCCTTAAAATGTATCATATAAATAGTAATTCCTATTGAAGCGTTTGAAATTTTATTAAATGCCTCTGATAAAATATCCTGACCTAAATTTCCTATATCTATTTCAATTGCAGCGGGACGAACTTTAGTAGGATCTAATATATCAAGTCCGTCAAAAGTTCCGTTCCCATCTAAAAACAACTCATTAGATACTCGTATCGCTGGCTCAAAAACTCCGGAACCATCAAAAAAATCAGAGCCATCGAACTTCTCCCATTCGAATTCAATAGGATAACACATTTCGCGCACGATTGGATTATCTAAATATCTCTCTAAGATTTCTTTCAATGCAGGAATTGTAATAAACTGGTTAATTGACGAGTTTAAAATTTTATCTCGATACGAGTTATCCGAAACACCAAGGCGCTCAATTCCAAAAGCCTTCCCGATTTTATCAAGTTGAACGCCACTTTGATTATCAATGTCATAAGTGGGAATAATCGTAGCCTCAAGTTCGTTAGCTGGAGTGGCAGTCAAACTCCAAAGTTTCGCGGCTCCCGAACCAACGTCTTTTTTATAAATACTACCGGGAAGCTTTTCAACTAAATCAGAATGATTCAATGGACAACCACCTGAATATTTGCCGTAAAAATCTTTGCGACTTGCGCCGGCTGCACTGAAACCAAGTTGCTATTAGTAGAGTTAGCATTGGTTCCGAGCTGGATCAAAAGATTTTCAACCCCTGCGACATTTCCGATCGCGCTATAAATCGGCCAAGCGACTACGTTCTTTCCGGTTCCAAGTCCTCTATAAGCATAATTCACACCGTTAATCGTGTCGATTCCTCCGATTGTCCGTATGATCGAAGTTTTAATAAACGAAATGCTGTTATTGTCAAATGAAGAGTTTTTCCAGATTTCAACTTTTGCGAAAATAGGAAGATCGCTTGGGCGGTCAAAATATATTAAATTTTCGTCAACTGTTTTTTGTATAGAACCTGTTAGGCAAACTCCAGCCGGTTTGTATTTATAGATCAAGCTTGCGACCAAATCATCCGATGCCCCGTCTATAATAAAATGGAGCGAGTTTGCAGGAAGGCCACCATCTGGGACATTGAGCTTATTTTCTCTTATAGAACAACTTATAACAGAAGGCTCATTTTCGATCTGTGCTTTAATGTATGCAATTGCACCTGAGTTTTTTTCGGTTGTGACAAGCTCCAAATATCTATTCAATAACTCCGGATCTGTTTCCTCTTCCGATCCTCCGGAGCTACTCTGGGAATTTGCTACAGTATAAAAATCTGAATTAGGATTTACGAATACGTTTAACGTATTTGGTGCGACTCTTTGAGCCAAACCAGGTAATACTGCTTCAAACTGTACGGAGGCCAAACCGGAAAGAATTGTCTTTTCTTCGATTGACTTGTATTGAACACCTTTTGACGTACCGACTAAAAATCCTTTTGGAATCGTTGCATAATCCAAACCGTGAATTACGAGAGTTACCTTTTCGGATTGGGCAGATTTACGACTCACTCCCTTTAATCTTACGAGACGATCGAGAGAGATTCCAGATGACGTATCTAAATATGAATCGTTATAATTCGATTCCAGAGCTTGCCACAACTCAAATTGAGATTCTGCAATCAGTTCGATAAACATTCCAAGAACGGAATGAGGGGAAACGTCTTCATCGGGTCCAAAGATGCCAGGACTTTGAGCGAGAGAGATCAAATCGGATTTGATTACATCTCTGTCTTTTATAACAAACCCGACAGGGGTTGACCCGTAACTACTCATAGTTCCCCCTTTAATATTCCGTAAACTGATTGAACAGTATACCGGATGAGCGCTGTTCTGAGTAGGCTATTGTATTGGTTTGCTTTTTCCTCCGTATCAATAAAAATCACCTCGACCGACTCGATTGAAACAATCTCCGGATCTTTTTTTAATTCAGAGCGCACTAATGTTTCCGCATCTTTTCTGCTTGGATTTTTTCTTAGAACATTGTTCCAAGGAAAACCGATTGATTTATCAAATTCCCATTCACCTTTCCAAAGTTTAAATCTGCTTTCTAGCCTTTGCTTCAAACAATCGGGACCGCTAATACGTGTAGGCTTTAAATCTCCGTCTTGAATTAAAAATGAGTTCATCAGTTGTTCTTTACCTTTTGCGACAAAATCGTATTGAGTTTCGCTTTGATAACATTAAACACAGAGGCATTAATCGGCGTGGAAGAAGGTGTATTAGGAGCCGTGCATGTGACAGTCAGAGCAGACAACGCGTCTAAAATTTCAGTCAAGATTCCTTTCAAAGTCTCCCCTAAAACAGCTTTTTCCGTTGCGGCCATTCCTGATTTAAACTCTATGGAAGAAGATGAAATTAGTATATAGGAATTTCCTAATGTATCACAAATGACTAATCCATCTTTTTGAACGGTAGATAGCAACTGAAAGGGATGGCTTGGAATTCCAAATGCAACTGAACAATTTTCAAGTCCGAATCGAGGAGATTCTATTTCTTCGGAGTTTTCTTGTGTCTTATCGATCATTCCACGAATTGAATTTTGAATAGAATGTGAAGATGGAGCGAGGTAAACTACATCGCCTCGCTTGTAATCCGGAACGATTAGCATTCCGCCCGAGTGAAATACGTTTACTGGTAAATCGACGAGGATAGGTAATTCCTCGAATCCGTTTTCATTAGGAACTTTTAGCAAAGGTTTAACCTTCGCAGTCAAAGAAGATTTGTTGTAAGACTCAATCTTTCCGTAGAGACCGGTCCATATTTTACAAAGCTCCCGATTAATTTTTTCCTGTAACACTTCTGGGCTAATCATGTCATCCAACCTTACATTCAAATTCAGTAAAGTAATCTGAAATCATAGAGCCGCCTCTATGTTGTCCTTTTAAAACTATAAACTGAGAGTCGATTTTAGAATTGGTTGTGTTGTCTTGGAATCGTAAATGAACCGTTTCGCCCCTTTGAATTAAAGGGTTAAGCAAACTTTTCACCTTCCAACCAGCCTTGATTTTGGCTGGAGTTCCTATTAGGCCGGAAGTTCTATCCAATAAAATGACGCTATTTGATTTATGCTGTTTAGACCAGTTTTCATCTTCTATAATTAATCTACCGATCTGAAAATACTTGTGGGCTTTGACTCGTTTCGCCAATTGATCTATTACGGAACTGAGAGATTCACCGGAAAAACTAATTTTGTCCAGTAGTACATCCTCAGAAAAACGAAGCGCGTAATAGGAGATTCCGTATGTTGCAAGAAGTTGTTTTAGGATAGAGGAGACGAGAGTTTTCTCGAACGTCTCTGTAACCGAAAATCCAAATAGCTTATTGATCATATCAGAAATTTTGAATTCAAGAATTCGATCGGGTCCGCTTAATTTTACAGTGTGTTGTAAAATTTCGCCCTTTGCAATCATAGAGAGATCATTTCCATATCCAACGGAAAGTTCGGCTCGTGCGGCCTGTGTATCTGATTTATTTTTACCTGTTTTTGGAACACACATCTCTATTGTAGAATTAAGAATATTATAAAGAGAAATTGTAGTCACGTTTGTCTTATCAAACTCAACTCCAAATACTATAGAAAACTGAATCGCCTCTTTTAGATTATGTGAGAAAATTTTTGTTTTCCCATCCGGTGATTCTATTTTCACTTCTATGTTCCGTAAAAATTGCTTCACGTTATGGTAAACCTGCGCCGTTTGTAACGAGTCGAATGGTAAAATCCGCATCCAGATCCACATAACGTATTTTAAAATCTTCACCAATATTTACGAACTGCCATCTACCGCAAGAATCCGGATTGATCATTCCAGTTTCGACCTTTAGGTCTTCACCATTACGAACCACGGTTACTCGAAAATCCTCGCCGATATTTACGACTCTGACTTTACCGTACAACTTCACACCGTTGAATGTGCAAGACGATGCAATTGGTTTGCTGTTTAAATTAATAAAAGCGGCCAAAAAGAATATTAGAAAAATAATACGTTTCATAGTTACTTACTCCTTGGTTAATTTTCTCCGTCATCGAAATAAAGAAAAACACTTTTACCAAATGTATCACCGTTTACTCGAAGTTTCGTATAACTTTCGTTGGAAAGATCATTTGGGCTAAGCGGAACCAAACTAAAACTTGCAAATCCTTGCATGCAATCGTTTCCATAACACAGCCTGGCTGTATGCAAAATTTTGAATCCATCTTTAACATAAATAGAGATGAAATCAAAACGTGAATTGTACCTAAATTCGAATTCAAAGTCTTTATTTCCAATTTGAAAGATTTTAGAAACGGGAAGTTCTTCAAAAACTATAGGTAAAGATCGAATCATGTGGTACCTGCTTTTGCAGAACTCTTGATTTTCGAGCAGGAAGAGGTCCCTGTTTCTTGTGTTGGAGCTTTTCCCTTAGTTTTAACTTTTTGTTTGCCAGTGCCTTGTATGGTTTGGGCTTCCGTTACAATGATTCGCTTTAGTTCTAAAGTGACTTCAATGGCTTTTCCTATTTCCATATCCCGTCTATTTTTTATATTTCCAATTGCAAGGTTTTCAATTACTTCGTCGTCAAGTCCTAAATACAAGGGTTCTTCTAAATCGTCGTTGAATAGTCCATCCATTCCAAAAAAAGCAATCATCTTATTGATCAAGCCGCCGGTTCTATAGCCTTCCAATTTCACAATGCTTCCGGTCCTTTGCCAGTAGATCAGTGTTTTAAGTTTTTCTGATGTACTTGTAATTGAAGTTAGTCCTATATCATCAGACAAAACACAAATCAAATTCAATGTAGGCGGAGAAGGGATAATATGATCTGAAATATGTCCGGTATCCGGGTTATCGGGATCTTTCTCTATCGGATTCTGAGTGATAACAACTGGATAATCTTGGCTAAATGCTGTGGTTACGTTTAAGTCAATCGTTACCGATTTTCCAGCTTGAACACCGGTGATTCCAATTTTATCCCTTCCAGTGAAAATGCTTGAGCCTATCATGCTGGGGCCAACCCTAACGAAATTCTAATTTCGTTTTCATTCTCTCTTGCAAGACGTTTGAATTCGGCCCAAAGGTTTATTGCCTGCTCTGAAAAGTTGCTGCCTGAAATCTCAATTCTATCAA